ATATATGGTTTCATCTCTTTCATTGAACCCTTTTTATCTTTATACAGTTTTAACTTCTGACCTGTTCTAATTTTATTAGCATCTTTAATACCATTAGCTTGTTTTAACATGGCTACAGTTGTACCCATCTTCTTTGCAATAGCTGTAAGAGTATCACCTGACTTAATAGTATAAGACTTAGGCATAAGTGTTTTATCTCCACCTTTACCTGTAGGTGCTGTATTTGTTCCGGGTCTCCTACCTGTTTGTACTCCTGCACGTGATCCCATACCAGATGTTCCGGGAGTAGCTTTTGATTTAGGTTTAACAGGAATCTTTGTATCTGTTTTAATACCTGAACGAGATGATTTGATCTCTTTTAGTTTCTCTTTACTAATAGGTTTCTTAGATACTATCTTAT